CTTCAAAACTAGGAATCTCAATACCAGTAAGGCCTTCAAACTTGGACGCAAGGTTTGTACCTAGATTTGTTAATCCTTTGTTAACTTCATCAAAACTAGGAATTGTAATGTTAGTAAGGCCTTCAAACTTGGACGCAAGGTTTGTACCTAGATTTGTTAATGCAGCTTTAGTTTCGTCAAAATTAGGTAATGTTAATCCTGTCAACTCACTTAGTTTAGAACTTACAAGATTAAAAGCACCTTTTGGGTCAGTTGTCAACATGGTAAACCCTGCTTTAACACAATCTACAGCTGCTGTTGCAGAAAGTTTTAGACTTTCCACTGCCGCTGTTGATTTTGCAGTAAGGTCTTTACTCCATTGGGCATCTGGTGATACAAAATCTGTAAACGCTTTCTTAGCGGCATTAAATCCTGATGCCGCTGATGTAGATATTGAGGTTAGACCTTTAGATATAGTTTCTTGATCTATAAGACCAAATGTAAGACCAGAACCAATGCCTGCTATAGATTCTCTAAGGATAGTCGCTTTTGTTGAATTTTCATTTTTTGCTTCTTCTAATCCAGCAGTTACACCATCAAACACACCCATGAGAGCGGTTATACCAAGGCCAACAAAAGGTAAGAACTTTGCACCTCTAAGTAAACCTTTACCTAGATTTTTCATACCTTTTAGTTTACCAGTATCTTTTTTGGCAAATTTACCAGTCTTTTTATCTCTAGTTTTTCCATCTTTATCAGTTCTAACATCAGAACCTAATTTCATCAGACCAGTACCAGCAAGGGCAGCCGCTTTAGTAAATGTTTTCACACCCAACATCAAACCCTTAAACATTAACCCTGGCGCCAACAAAGTGGCTATTCCTGCTAACCCCACTACTAAACCTAGTGGATTTTTCACATCAAATATGTTTTTAAAATTTTCCCAAGTTGGGTCTTTAAAGAATTTACCTATTCCTAAAGCAAAAGGTTTCAGTGTCTTCTTATAGAAATCTTCTAATGCAGGCATAATTTTTTTACTAATAAACTTTTTTGTGTCTTCCCAATATTTACTATTCATAAATAACAATAATGCTGTCATAAGTCCACCGATAGCAAACTTCTTCAGCATACTCATAAATCCGCCAAAGCCCTTTTTCATTTTTTCTTTTGCGCCGTCTGCGAAACTTTTAGTAAGGCCAGTTATACCACCAGCAATTTTTCCAAGAAGACCGCGCTCTTTGGCATCATTGGCCGCGGCTTCATTTTCCGTTTCTTTATCAGCTGATGCACTTCCTTTGCTGAAAGAGAGGAAATTAGTGAAACCTTTACCAATTTTTTCAAGGAGATTTGAACTCTCCTCACTTTGATCTTTCCCGGCGTCTAATGTTGCATCATCGGCATTGACTTTTCGTGTCTCTGCTGCAGCATCGGCATTGGCTTTTCGTGTGTCTGCTGCTTGTATACCACCAGCCACCCTATTTGCATTTTTTCTACTTGCTTCGGCGTCTGCCGCGGCTCGTTCTTCAGCAGACATTAAGCTTCTGGCTAATGTTCTGGTTGTTTCATTTTGTGCAGATTTAAGATTACCTATGCCATCCATCTGTTTCTGCATTGCGTCACCGGCAATTTCTTTGGAAGCTTTTTGTTCTGCTATGAGTTCACTAAATTGTTTTTCTGTAACATCGGCCATTGGAATATCCTACTTCTTGGGTTTACTAAATGCTTGTGCGCCAAAGAACGCTGCAACAATACCAGCAACGGCAATGAAGTATACTCCTGCCATATCACCCAGTATCTTTGCTGCTGAATCTATACCACATACAACTGATATAACAACACATGCAGGGTACAATAACATGCCTGTAAGTGAAAACCATGCCATGTTACGCTGTGCATCTCTCATTGCGTCTGCATCTTCAAGTTCTTTGCGCTTGAACTCTAGAAACATTTGTTCTTCTTCTTTGGATATTTTTCCATCACCATTAGAGTCTGCTGGGTGGTATTCTTTTTTTGTTACTTCTTCTGCCATAACACTCTCCTTTTGGTTATCTCCGATTTTCTTGTTCTTTTCTTTGTTGCTTTTCCTCTTCCAAATAATTCAATAACAATCCGATATATATTTCCCTTTCCCAAGGTATCATATTTTCTAATTCTGTTAAACTCCAATTATGGTGTTGCATCATTCCAAAATTAGTTTTATAATAATTCTCTAAAGAATCATGAGAAAGGGCTACTCGAAAAAACTTTGCAATCCTTCAATAACCATTTCATTTTTAACCTTTGTCTTTGGATTTTCAATTTCAACTACATGTTTTAGTTTAGGCATGGTTTGAAAGAAATTACCAACTGATTCAAAGTTCTCTGTTGACATACTGTCGATAAAATCATCTAGCTCTGTATCACTCATATCAATCCTATGATAAATTTGTTCACCCTCATGAACTTCATGAACACATCTTTTAATCATTGAAAATAATGATTTTATTTCTCCCATTTCATTAAACCCTTGCATATCACCCAAGCAAGGATATTTCATTACCAATTTAATATCGTTATTTAAATCAATTACATTGGTGTGATCATCAGTCATTTGGACATGAACATCATCTAAGTTTATTTCAGTATCTACATAAGTTTCATTATCATCTTCACATAGCAGTTTAAGATTAACTACTTCACCTACTGATTTTCCTCGTATCTTTAGAAACACATATTCAACATCAAACATAGTCATGAGATGTGGTTCTGAAATCTCTTCAACACAATCAGTAAGTATTTGACTAAACGCTGCTTCTAACTCTTTAGGGTCATCTGATTCTTGTGCCATCATTAAAAGCTTTTGTTCTTTTACAAGAAAAGGTCTATAATGAACAGGAGCTCCTGTAGATGGTAACATCAACTCATAGGTTGCATTTTTAAGTTTAGGTAGTGCCATAATTTTTCATCCTTATTAATAATATTATAATTTATTTAATATGCTTGGTACATTGCTGAGTATAGTGCGAGTGGCTGTATTTATCACAGTTGAAAATATTTCATTTCCTAAATTGGGTGGTTGTTTATTTCTATCCAATGAAGTCCAATGACGATATTGAAAAGCCACTGTAGTTTTTATAATCTGGTCATTCGATCCCTGTGCTAATTCTGTCGCAACAATATCTTTTGGATATACTTCATGCAATTTAATACCATACCTTCTTTTATCTTGCCGATCTAAAAGATAGATATCAATTTCTCCAATATAATCATTATAATAACCAACATCCCATGTTTGTTCATTAAATGCTTGTTTCTGCCAGTCTTCAAAAAACACTCTCTCTTCTAGTCCAGAACTTGCATTGAAGGTCATGTTAACACTACCAGTATAACCAGCAGAATTCACAACCTCTCTCCTTGGCCCATATGGCATTGCATCTGGTGAGCTAACCAAATTTCTTCCTGGCAAAGATAAAGAATCACAACGCAAAGAAATCTTTCTTAAATCTGAACCCCTTTCAGAATTATGAGATGGATTTGTTATAGCAGCACCACTGCGTTTAGTTGGCCCTGATATAATTACATCAAACCTGTTTGGAATAGCATATCCATTATCATCATGATATGTAGCTAATATATTATTTAAAGTACCAAATGACGCAGCTTCCAAAAAAGATGCAAAGTTTCCAGCCATTAGATCATACTCCTTGAGTCTTTCCATACTTCTGCCGTAGAGGCTTTCTTAAATCTCTGTACAGGAAGTAGTGCAGCAACTGTAAATTCATCTGCGTCGATTCTACGAAACTGTGATTTAGTTTGTCCTGCTAAGTACCTGTGTAGGGTAGGTTTGATAATATTAAGGCCCTTCAACTTACTATAATCAACTACCAATCTAGTTGAATAATCAAAATTGTTATTGTTAGAATAATCAACTAATCCATCAAGTAATTTTATCCTAAGCGGTATAGGTAAGTAATGAAAATTAATACCCAGAAAGCCATCTGAATAAAATTCTAATGGTAGTACAAGAGGGAATGTATCATAGTAGGGTAATGTTTTTTTATACTTAGGATCATAGAAAAACATATTCATTCTACCATAAAAGGGTTTATTAGACCTTTTACCATCTCGTATCAAATCCATAGCGCCTGGTTTACCAAACTCTTTGATTTTATCTTTATACCATTGAGTTGACTTTGGGCGACCACCGGCCGCATCTACAACTGTTTGAACGAATTTACTTTGTGCCATATTACTATTTATAAGAAATTCCTAGATGGTCTTCAGTTAATATCTTAAATTCCATACCATTATTATTGCACCATTCTGTTGCATATTTCCATTTTGCTTCATTGACGCCCCATGTCTTCACTTCATTAAACCAACGGCGTGTCTTTCTTTTGGGTTGTGATATTGGTGGGCTGCATTGTTTTTTGGGTTTAACTTCAATAATCATTTTCTTAATCTTACCATCAGACTGTTTAACTTTGATATAAAAATCTGGAAAATATCTGTGAACTCTACCATCCCAAGGTGATAAATAGGGTATAATGACTTCTTCACTACCCCATTCAATTATGGAATTGCTTGTGTCACAGTACACCATAAATTTACGTTCCCACAAAGAACGATAAGTTATTTTTTGTGGGTTTCCCCGATATTTTTCGGGTTTCTTTGGAATGTATTTACCTTGATATGACATAACTTATAAATATATGTATAAGGATTATAAAAAATGGCTGCAATATTAGATGGTATAAAAAACGCGGTAACAGCAAATGCTACTAGAGCAATTAATAGTGGACTCAAAACTGTTGCTGGTAATTTACTTGGTGGTCTTGTAGGTAGAAATTCAGCACCTACTGCTCTTTCTAAAATTAATAACAAAACCAAATTTAGCACAAAAGTTCTCAATTACCCATTAGATATTGATGACCCATCTGGTTCTGGTCATT